CAAAAGGTAATGAGAGTTACAACGAAGATACTATAACTGACCTTATAGGCTATCTAATACTACTAAAAATAAAGGAGAGTGAAAAGTGATAAATGGCAGCAAACAAAAGAGGATACTTGACTGGGCTTTAACAAGTGGAGACAGAACGGAGTTTAACGTTAGGGATGTAACTATGACCCTTACAGACATCTCTTCAGATTTTATGGCTAGTTATAGAGCTAACAATATGTCTGAGATGATTTATGAATACTGCTCTTACGTCTTTTGGCTAAGGGTGTTTCAAGCTAGATTAATCTCAACATTTTATGGAGATGACTATATAGAGCATAGAGCTAACGCAGCCTACATAAATGATATGACTAATCAAGGGTTTTTAATGCTTGAACTACTAAGCAAGGTAATCCCTGTTGGTAATGTGGATTTAAATATGGCTATGGAGTATCTTATTCGTGCCTATGAAGAAGGCAGAGACAAAGAGCAATGCAAAGAGGACATAAAGGAGCTTATCTTTGGCGAGGAGATTATTAAAGAAAAATGATAAAACACTTATCATAGATGCAGATAGCTTGCTCTATGAGGCTGCTAGCGTTAATGAGAGCACCTTTGACTTCTCAGAGGATAATCAAGTAGTGGTCCTAGATGAAGAGGGAGCAAGAAAGAGTTTAGATGAAGCCATAGAGAAGCTAAAGGATAACACCAAATGCTCTAAGACACAGCTTTATCTTACAGGTAAAACAAACTTTAGGTATGACATCTTACCAACCTACAAACACAACAGAAAAGACCTACCAAAACCACAGCTCTTACCAATGCTAAAAGAGTATGCAGTATCCAAGTATGGTGCAAAGATAACTACTAAGATAGAAGCAGATGACGCCTGCTCTATACATCTTAGTAATGACCCAATAAATAACATCTTAGCTCACATAGATAAAGACCTTAACCAAGTTGAAGGAGAACACTACAACTGGCGTAAGGACTTAAGGTATGAGCTTAGCTACGCTCAGGGTCAGCGTGTATTCTTTACACAAGTGCTTACTGGAGATAGCACAGATGGCTATGGTGGATGTAAAGGCATAGGTAAGAAAAAGGCTGAAGAAATCCTAAATGAATACCTAAAGTGGTCTATAAGCTTAGAAGGTAACAAGATAGTAAAGAAAGCACTACCTTGTAAAGATATTTGGGAGGCTATCCTCTCTTGGTATATGAAGCCTTACTATGACAAGTGTGAGGGTGACATAGATAATTACTTTATGTATGCCAATGATGATGCAATAGTCCAAGCTAGAGTAGCAAGGATGCTAAGAGTTGATGAGTTTAAAGGAGGTAAGCCTATTCTTTGGAGCTATGAACCTCTTAATATTGACCTTAGAAACGCACATTTACCCAACCTTTAGAAACCCCCTAAAATAGGGCATTTGAAATCACACGCCACTTATAGGAGAAAAACACATTCTCCAAAGGGGGGTAAGGGGGGTTATAGATTATCTAAAAGGAGAGTTATGGCTATACCTATAAGCATAGACCACGAGAGATTAATAGTAGCTTTAAATGAAGCTTATCCTAGATTATCCATAAGAAACTCTAAGAGCCCTGACTTTAACCTAACTAAGAAAGAACTTTACTTTAAGCTAGGGCAAAGAAGTGTTATAGACTTTTTAATAGATGAACTAGAGAAACTTAAACAAAGGAGAGATTAGCAGATGAAGCAGATTAACAAGATACCAACAAAGGAGGACAGATAATATGTGCGGAGGCGGAAAACATAGGTCACCAGACCCACAACCAGCACCACCACCAGCTGCTCCAGCAGAGACAGCAGAGCTAAAGGTAGGGGATAGTGACGATACAAAGAACCAAAGAAAGAAACGTAAGGGTAGCTCAAGGCTTACCATACCAATCCAAAAGACAACTGATAGCTCCACAGGCTTAAACGTAATGAGCTAGAGGGGGCTAAATGGTAGAGGTAACATCTCTAGCTACAAGATACAAACAGCTAGAAAATAAACGCAGTAGTGTCCTAGAGAGAGCAAGAGAGTGTGCTAAGCTAACTATACCTTCATTACTACCTCCTGATGGTAGTGACGAGCAAACAAAGCTTTATAAACCCTTTCAATCACAAGGAGCTAGAGGTGTTAATACATTAGCTTCAAAGCTTATGCTAACGCTATTACCACCTAATAGCCCCTTCTTTAGATTTACTATTGACCCTAGCTTAATCCAAGAGGGCTCTAAGAGTGAAGACGTAGAAGCTACATTATCACAGATGGAGAGTGTGCTAGTAAATCACATTGAAGCTAGTGGAGAGAGGGTGCAAATCTTTCAATTCTTAAGGCTATTAATCATTACAGGTAATGCCCTTTTATACTTCCCTAGTGACGTTAAAGGCGCATCCCTAAAGATTTATAGGCTCGACCAATACGTTTGTCAAAGAGACCCCTTAGGCAACTTACTAGAGTTTCTGATAAAAGAGCAGATAGCCCCTATGGCTATTACTGATGAAACTATCAGAAACGCAGTACTAGCTAAAACAAAGCAACTAGAAAGCTCAAAGAACTATGTAGAGCTTTATACAAGGGTCTATCTTGATAAGGACAAAGACAAGTGGATAACAGCTCAAGAAGTGAGTGGCTTTAGCTTACCTGAAGCTGATGGAGAGTTTGAGAAAGATGAGCTACCTTATCTAGCTCTTAGATGGTCTGCACTGCCTAATGAGAACTATGGTAGAAGTTATGTAGATGAAGTCATAGGAGATTTAAGGAGCTTAGAGGGCTTATCTCAAGCAAGGCTAGAAGCTAGTAGTGCAAGTGCAAAGGTACTCTTCTTTGTAGCGCCTAATGGCACAACTAGAAGCGTAGATATTGCTAATGCTGAGAACCTAGAGGTGCTAGAGGGTAATGCAGAAGATGTTAGTGTGCTTCAGGTTAATAAGAACGCAGACATCGCAACCATAAGAGAGAGCGTTAATGACCTTAAGCAAGACCTAGCATTTCACTTTATGATGAACTCTAGCATACAAAGGCAGGCTGAAAGAGTAACAGCCGAAGAGATAAGGACAATGGCAAGTGAGCTTGAAGAGAGCTTAGGTGGTACGTATAGTGTGTTATCTCAGGAGTTTCAACTCCCTTACATAAAGTTAAAGATACAAAAGCTAAGAGAGAGTGGAGCATTCCCTGAAGGTAGTGAGAATATAGAACCACTTATTACAACAGGCTTAGAGGGCTTAGGTAGAGGACAAGACTATAACAAGATTATAACCTTTATGCAAACAGCTAGCACCCTAGCACCACAAGCAGCTTCTATGCTTAACTATGAGTACGTACTAAAGAGCCTAGCTACATCGCTTGGCATAAAAGATACTGACATACTCTTGGATGCTGACACCATAGCACAGCAACAACAACAAGCTCAGCAACAAGAGCTTATGAGTAAGGCTACTCCAAACCTAGTGAGTGGCATTAGCAAAGCTATGACAGACCCAAGCGTAATGCAACAAATGACACAAATGCAACAAGGAGATATAAATGGCTAAGAATACTAGCAAGAACGAACAAGAGAACAATGAGAACCTAGAGCAAGCTAAACCTAACACTGATAGCCTAGCAGTAGAAGCTAAGGGCTTTAGTGAGAGTGAAGAGTTTAAGGTAGGCAAGGCTAATCCAGTGGAGAACACTGAGGGTACTCAGGTAATCATTAGGTTTTAAGGAGGAGTAATGAGTGATAACATTATTGGTAACGAGGTGGATACTAACGTTGAGACTAGCACTGAGCCAAGCAAAACAGAGATACCTTCTCAAACAGCTAGTGCTAAGACCATTGACAACGGACAAGATGCTGGTCTTAAAATCACAACAGATAAACCACAAGATACTCCTAAACAGACTTATGACCCTAGCGAAGACTTCGACTACTCAAAGTACGAGAACGAACTAAGATATACAGGCGATATTGGAGAGGCATCACGTAAGGAGCTTTATAAGAGTTTCCCTAAGAACCTAGTGGATAACTATATAGAAAACCTAAAGGTAGCCTCAGCTTACGTAACAGAACAAGCAGCCAATCAAGCTTATAACTTAGTTGGTGGTAAGCAGGGCTATACGGATATGATAGCTTGGGCTAGCGAGAACCTCACTGAAGATGAGATAGAGGATTATAACGAGGCTATAAATAGTGGCAACCAAAGAAGAATGAATGCTGCCATTAAGGGCTTGTATGCAAGAAAGAGCCTAAATAGCACAAGCAAGCCTAAGCTAACTATGGGAGAGACAAGTAGCGGAGGTCTTAGAAATGATACATTTCTAACACGTAGAGACTACGCCAATGCAATCTCTGATGAGAGGTATAACAAAAGCCCTCAATACAGAGCAGAAGTAGATGAAAAGCTAGCCAATACTTTAAGGCTTGGTGGCTTCAAACAACAATAACAACAAGGAGAACATAGATGGATAAAGCAACAGCTTTAAATAGTGGTAGCAAGAACGGCTCATTTAGTGGCTTAGAGGCTAATGACAGAGAGCTTCTAGTAGAAAAGGTAACTGGAGAAATCCTATCTAGCTTTGAGAAAAACGTAGCTATGGAGGGTAAATACCAAAGAAAAGAGATAAATGGTGCTAAGTCACTTCGCTTCGAGCACATTGGTGGCATAGGTGCTTACTACCATAACGCAGGCGAGCACATCAAAGGCTCAGAGGTAGCTCACGATAAATCAGAGCTTACTCTTGATAGACCTCTTGTAAGCTCATTCTTTACAGATGATTTCAATGAAAGTATGTTGCATTATGATGCACGTAAAGAATATACAAAGAAGATGGGAGAAGTCCTAGCTCAAAAGTATGACCGCAACATTCAGATGAAGTTTATCACAGCAGCTCGTCTAAAGAACGTTATGGATGAGTATGATGGTGGCTCTGTAATAGTTGATACAAACCTAGCCAATGCTGACCTTGCTACAAGAGTTAATGCATTTGCTAAAGCTTTGATAGCTGCTAAGAAAGAGCTAATCAAAAAGAACGTTACAGGAGAAATCTTTGCTGTAACAAGCCCTGATACATACTTCGAGATTATCGAAAACAGAGCCTTACTAAACAAAGACTATGGCAACGTAGGCGATTATGCAGAAGGCACTGTGTTTAAGATTGGTGGTATCCCATTAACTTATCACAACTACCTACCAAACGTTGATGCAACAAAACCAGCAAATAAAGAATTCTATGATGAATATCATGGAATTAACTGCGAGGGTACTATTGCCTTTGTAGGTACTAATGAAGCAGTAGGTGTGCTAAAAGGTGGAGACATCACTACTAAGATATGGGATGACGATGGCAGAATGGGTACTTGGACTAGAGCAAGCCTAGCTTGTGGTATGGGTGTATTAAGACCTGAGTGTGCTGTTGAAATCCGTAAAGCAGCCTTGCCAGCTAACTGGGCTCAAGTAATCCACGATAAGAATAGAGTAGGAGCAGGCAAGCTCCCAACAGGCTCATTCGCATAACATAGGGGGCGTTATGCTCCCCTTTTTGTCAAAAATAAAATAAGGAGAAATAATGCCAAACGATAGAATAAAGGACGCAGTAAATACAATATTGTTAAGCGTAGGTCAAGAGATGCTAGAGGATATGAATGACCCTAGTGCCTTAATGGCTAAACGTATGCTTCAAAATGCAATAGATGAGTTGCCTTACACTAATGATGACTTTGCTTATAATGGTATAAACACACTTAATAGTATGCCAATAGAGGTCTATAACTTAGTTGTAGCAGTTGCAGGTCGTAAGTTTCAAACAAACGTAGTATCAAGTGAAGTCTTACACGAATTTACCGCAGAGGATGAAGCTTATAATAAACGAGCTATCATAAGAAAGAAGCTTATACCTAAGAACATCCAAGCAGAAGTTGATACAGAGCTAAGTGAGCTTTACAGCTTTAGTAACCTTGTGCCTAAGAGCTTAAAGCAAAACCTAGCACTCATCAAGCTTGAAGCCATACTCTTTGCTAAGGTTGATGAATATCCGCTAAGTATAGAGAGTGTAGAGCAAAGCTATCAAGACTTTAAGAAAAGGCTCATAACAAGAAGAGAAGTACCTTTGGAGGTGC